GCCTCCGAAGCGGGTGCGGGGAAGGGGAAGCAAGCCGAGGCCGCAAAGCTATGGCAGGAGAAGGGTACGGATTCGCCATACTTTAAGAAGTGGTTCGGCAAGTCCAAGGTAGTCGATGAGAACGGCGAGCCGTTGGTGGTTTATCATGGGACGAAGGCAAAATTCAATGAATTTGAAAGGTCAAGAGGGGGCGAGTTTGGATCGGGAATGTATTTCACTGAGAATATTGACTCAGCAAAAATGTTTGGAGGCTTTCAAGCGGGTGACTCAGAAGTTGTAACTATGCCAGCGTATTTAACTTTAAAAAATCCATTAATTACTAGTGATAGAAATATCCCAAGGGGTGCTGGGGTTAAATCTTTAATGAAAAAAGGATATGACGGAGTAATTGGGACTACACCAAACGGGCAAAAACAATACATCGCCTTCTCCCCCGAACAAATCAAATCGGCCACCGGCAATCGGGGAACCTTCGATGCGGGGGAGAGGAATATTCTTTTTATGCCTACTCAAGGCGATACAACTCCGGCATCAGTTCAATCATGGGACGGACCGAATCCTACATTCGGCACAAATTTCACCAAGGGGATGGTTAAAGATAATAAGGAGGCCGCCGCTTTACTCCGTAAATCATATGAAGATCAATTCGGAGAACCACTAAGGGCGCAAGATTTTACAGAGGAACAGGTAAGTTGGTTGGGCGATATGCTCGCACAAGAAGGGGAAGCCGCACTCGGTAGAACCGGCAATGCGGTAGACTGGTATACGAGTGCAGTTGAGCGGGCATTGGCGGTAGCCGAGGAAATCTTTCCCGATATTGGTCAGAAGTATGAGGCTAAAGATAGGTTTCTTGGTGCATTATCGATCACTAGTCAGAACATGAGGGTGATGGATAATGCAAAAGGTGCAGTTAAACAATACCAACATAAGGAAAGGACCGGCAAATTTGACTACAGCATTAAGCATGGGGCAAAGGCAGATGCCATAACGAAGAATTTAAAACTCTATGACCAGGCTGAGGCTAAAATGGGAGCCAAGGATCTCCACGAATTTCTAGATACAGACTTTACTGTTAAAGAATTGTCAGAATGGGGAAAGGGTTTCTTCGGGGATAAAAAGTTTTCTATAGCTGGTTACAGCACTGATATGGTTAAAGGCTCGGCAATATTCGGTCCTAAGATCGGGCAAGGATTCTTTCAGAACCTTCGAGGGAACTATAATCCGGTAACTGTCGATTTATGGTTACGAAGGACATTTGGCCGATTAACCGGTTTAGCGTTAGATACGCAATTAAAACCTGGTGATATAGGTAGGCTTATTTATTCGGTCCGTAAAAATGTAGGTAAACGAAAATTCTCAGGATTGGAATTACCTGAGTTTTTAAAAGGGGTTGCGATAACTGGTAAAGTACAAGGTAACGGAGTTGCAAATTTCAAAATATCTGACCAGGCATATAACCGGCTTTTTGGAGATAATACTATTGGCCGAGACAATTATGAAGCAGTTTACGAATTTGCCGGTAAGTTAAATAAAGAGTGGGAACGAAGATTTGCGACTGCCGGTAATGATGTTACAAAAGCTAAAAAGGCAATCAAGGCCGCCAAGAAGGAAAAGAAAGGCACAGCGAATTTAGAAAAGAAACTCGCAAAGTTGGAAATTGAAAAGGAGGCAATTGGTAAAGAAAAACCACAATGGGCAAAGGCTGGTTCAACTGTTTCCGATAAATTAAAACCTATTGATATTCCATCAAATGCAGAGCGAGCCGTAATCACAAAAGCATTTAATGTGGCATTAAAGACTTTAAGAGATAAAGGCATCGACTTGACCCCGGCGGATCTTCAAGCTACTCTATGGTATCCTGAAAAAGATATATGGGCATTTTTAAAAGGCGAAAACTCAGATGCATTAAATATGTCCTACGATACAGCAATGGAGGTAATTCGTGACCAAAGATAAAAAGAAACCTGAAGTATATGACTTCGACCATGAAGATGGTTTGGCATCGCAGTTGTCTGACAAGCAGATTGAAGGTGCGGCATCCTCACTAAAGAAATTGATGGACCGAAAGAAACGAGAAGATCCAGCACTTAGGCAAAGATTAAAAGACCTAGATGCTGAGATGAAAGCTCGTAAATCTTAATACTAGTTCAGCCAGTGCTAAGTTATCCGAAAGATTTCGGTAAATAATCTATTAACAGCCTCCCATTTCTTTCGCTAACCCTTGCGTTAGAATAGTTCCATTTTATAGCAATTTAGTCCTTGATTAGGTGTGTGCAGTCCAATATTGTACGCAACCACTAGGGAAAGGATAAAATGAAAAAAGGAACTAAAAAATGGATAAACGACCTAAGTTGCACATTGTACTATAAGGGTGAAACTCGTAAGTGTTTCGCGCAAGATTTTAGGCATATGAGACTAAAGCTACCTGAAGCGGTCCAGCGGAAGTGGAAATTATGGTGCAATATGAATAGTGACAGCTTGGAACAAATCAGTCAGAATGAATGGCATGGTCATACAATCTGTGCAACTGGAGAACGAATTAATTACACCATCATTGATCGTAAGGACAAGGTCAAAGAGGCGGCTAGGCTTTTGGGACAGGTTGGCGGCCAAGCTGGATATGGTAAGAAAAAAGTTCGTGGAGATTCTAATTATTACCGCTTACTCCGAGCGAAAAGGACGATAAAAGAGTCAAAGAAAAATATGTAAAAATGAATATTAATAGAGAAAAAGTTACTTTTATGGCAGATAATGCACAAATTTGTTGACATGATCCGATTCATTCCATTTAAGAGTATTTTCAACCTAGTGGATGGGTTGAAGTTGATCTTTAAAATTCTTAACAAATACCGGTTGGCGCATATTATGTTTCGCACAATATGCATTACGGGCCTAAACTTACAAAAAAAGTTGATAAGTAGACCTTAGTTTTTTCCAGCCGGTTTTAACACTAACCGGCAAAATGGACAAAACTAACCTTCAAAACTATCATGCGCTTTTCCTGACAAAGGACGAGCTTAAAGAAATATTCCGACTTAAATCGGACAAAGCTCTCAATGCTTTTAAGCGAGAGTTTGGCATTCGGAAAAGAGGCCAGCATTACTTGGCTTCCGATGTCCGAAAAGTAATTGCTATTTTTAGCGAGGAGGCCGCATGAAGGTCACCATTGGAATCGACCCTGGCAAGAGTGGCGGTTACGCAATCGCTTACGGTGGATTGCACAGTATTCACCTATTCTCCATCGGGGAGGACTTTGAATTTGTTGAGCATATGGAAGACATTTTAGACAACCCCGATGTTGAATCAGTTGAAGCGGTAGTCGAGTTAGTCCCACCCTTCGCTGGCAAGCTGATCCCTAGCTCGTCTTCATTCAAACTTGGGGAGAACTATGGATTTATCCAAGGAGTTCTTCGATTTGCTGGCATTCCATTTACCTTAGTCCGCCCTCAAGAATGGCAAAAAGGATTAAGCGGATTGACTGGGCTAACTTCAGGCAAACGCAAAAAAGTTTTAGCGAATCATGCCAAGCGATTCTTTCCATCGACTAAAGGTATCACTTTAAAAACGGCGGATGCCATTCTGATCCTCCGGCACTTTCTTATAAACAAATAACAATGAGTCTCCCACTCGTAAAATAGGGAATAGAAAACATAAAATATCATGGCTATATTACAGCAATCATCAAACACAGGCGGACCGATCACCGGTTGGCCACTAACTACACTCGCCCCTCAAGGGCAAACCTTCGCCGTCTGTTTGGCGGTTAAGGATTCAATGAATATTCAGCGACCTTCCTACGATGATCCATCTGTCATTGAGACTAAAAACTTCTGCCGTTTTCTTTTCGGATTAACTGACGGAACAATGATCCAAACCGGTGAAATGGTTATATCGCTCCATGAAAAAAGTAAGCTGTTTAAAACATTAACGAGTTGGAACGGCACTATGCCATTCAGCGGCTTCGACACAGAATCGATGGTAGGCAAGGGGGCAACTCTAAATATTATCAATAAGGTCAGCCAAAAAAATCGGGAGTATGCAGATATAACAGCAATCATGCCAGTGATGGCGGGCATGGAAAATCAGATACCTGACAGGTCAAGATTTGTCATCCCTAGTGGAGACGAAGCACCAGCACCTATTCAACAGGCTCCCGTGGTTCAACCGGTTCAGCCGATGCAAGCTCCGATTCAGCAAGCACCTGTCCAACAGCCGGTTCAAACTGCTACGACTGTGAATGTCGATCAGCCTCAACCGGTTCCCGCCGTACAAGAACCCGTACAACAGCCCGCTCCTCAACAGCAGACAATGGGAACTCAGTTCACTGGACCTCAGTCCACGAATGTACCGTTCTGATGAATCCGATATCTATATTACTGATGATGGGATGGGCGGCTGTAGTGGCCGACATGGTGCTGTGATGACCATCGAGGATATTAAACGAGTTTCTGCTGACGAATGTGGTGTTATGGTAAGTGATATAGATGGGCGGGGGAGATTGAGGAAGGTTTCCCTCGCCCGTCAAATTGCTATTTATTTCACTCGAAAACTGCATGGCGTAGTGGAAACCGGAAAACACTTCGGCCGAGTTCATTCTAACATATCGCACACTTGTAAACGGGTTGAAGCATTCATCGAGTGTGATCGGGAATATTCTGAAATCATTAAAAAAGTGGAGGCTAAGTTAGGATGAAATATCTGAAACGAGCGATCCACCTGGTATACTTTTTATACCGATGCGGGAAGGAGGTAATCCGTGGCTATACTTCAAGCAAAACCGAAAAGAGGTAGTGGCGGACATTGGTACACCCGAGAGGGTAAGGCCATGCATACCATGCCTCGGGCAAAGGGGGATGGCGAAAGAAATACTACCCTTCGAGATGCAAAGAAGCATGGACTATTTCCATCCGTGACAACTCTTCTTGGCCTGTTTGCCAAGCCTGGTCTTGAGCGGTGGAAACAGGACCAGCTACTTCGTATAGCATTCGATAATCCGGCGAAGCTTGACGAGAGTTTTGAAAACTATGCAGACCGATGCCTTGTTCAGCACGAAAAACCTGTTGAAGAGGCGGCAGACTTTGGGACTAAAGTACATGATGCAATTGAGTGCTATTGGAAGGGCGAGCATATTCCCGATGAGTTATTGGAATACATCCAACCCGCCCTCGACTGGAAACAGGAAAATCACCTGACCTTCATCGAATTTGAAAAGATGCTGGTCAATACGAATCATGGGTTTGCCGGTACTGTCGATATTGTCGGAAAGGGGTCAGATAATCAGATGTTCATCGTTGACTGGAAAACCCGCAAGACGAAGAAGGGGCAGAAGGTAACCGCATATGATTTTCAGATTCATCAGATTGCGGCATATGCGTCAACCTATTGGGGGGAGGAGAATGTTCTGAACCATCGAGTGCATGGTGCGAATGCCTTTATATCTAGTACCGAGAAAGGTCGCTTTGAAGTCATCCGCTACAGTCCCGAAGACCTCGCCAAAGCATGGGTCGATTTCACCGCTCTCTGCCAATTATGGCGGAGTCTTAAGAACTACGATCCTCGAAGTCATGGAGAATAAATACTGGTTACTCGAACCTTCGGACAGCTTTCTTGACATCAATCAAGATGATATTGATGAGATGAATTGGAAAGCCGGTTTTGAGCCTGATGCCATGACCTTGGCAAAAGCGAAGCGGGAAGAGGAATTATTGGAGGAATGTGCAGATGAGTAAAAACATTCGTTTTAAAACTCCTGGTTACATCTTTGGCTCCGCCATGAACGAGTCGGCAATTAATATTTGTTGCCCAAATCGAATGAAGGATGCGGTGAAAAGACTAGCCTACAAATACGAATTGTCGGTCTCTCGCTATGTCCTCGGATTAATCATCACCGACCTTCATCTGAAAGACCCAAAGTTTAAGGAATATATGGACTCTTTAGGATGAGCGAATCGTGGAAAGAGTTCAGCATAATGGTATGCGAAGCCTACGACCGATTTTGGGAGAAGAACAGACTGGCTTATAAAAATGGGCGGATCATTCGGACGGGTATTCCGAGGGTCCGCCCTAAAGCCAAGTATGAATTGGATTTTAGGAATAAGAAGAAAGGGAAAAAAGATGGCGATTACTCGGGAACAGATAGCTGAAGCATATAAGCGGCTGGATATTTTAACCGCACAGATCGGAAATGCTCGGGTCCGCAAGATGCATAAAGATCCGCTTAAACAATTTATTAAGGCGGTAGAAAAGGAATTAACGAAATGAAAACACAATATAAAATGGGCAGAGGATTACCTCGAGGCGAGAAGGTAGTCGTAAAAGTGGGAAGCCGCCAAGCGGATGTAATCCTCGACACAGATAAAATGAATTGGCGGGTAAAGCTGGATATTCCCGACCTACCCGAACTGGAATATCCGACTTTGCAGAATGCGGTCATGTCCGCAGAAACAATTTTAAAGGAGGATCGGAATTGATCGCTTTGGATGTGGAAACCATTTGGTCCAAGCAGTACTCAGTGGCCACGATGGGATTGGACAGATATGCCAAACACCCCGACTTTCGGGTAACCATAGTTTCCCTGGTAGCCGATGATGGATTTGAGTGGGTTGGAGATCCCCGAGACTTACCGGTCGATATTCTAAACGGCCAATCGATCTGCGCCCACAATGCAGAGTTTGATTCGGTCTGTTGCAGAATGGCAATGGCAAGGGGACAGATGCCACAGTTTACTCCGAAGGAATGGATTTGTACGGCTGATATGGCGAGCTGGCATCAGTTGCCGAGGTCATTGGCGGGATGTTATAAAGAACTTTTCGGCGAGGAGTTAAATAAGGATGCCCGCAATGAAATGAGCGGGTTAAGGCCCGAAGAGATCCTTCAGAATGAATCTTTTAAAGAGTATGCATTGGGTGACAGCCGAGCCTGTATCCGCATTTATAATGAACTGAAAATATCCTTCCCCGAGAAAGAATTTCTATTGTCCGCATTTACCCGAAGGACTGCAAGCCGAGGGATGGCAATCGATCAGCCACTATGTCAGGAATATATAAATAAGACCGAAGCGATAATGAAGGAGGTTGAAACCTTTCTGCCTTGGGTGGGACCAGGAGGAGGAGAACCGACTTCCACTGTTGCAATGGCCGCCTACTTAAAGATGCAGAATATCGAACCGCCTAAATCTACTCAGGAGGGTGATTCGGAATTACTTTTATGGAAGGCTAGGAATCCGCAGTACGCTCCGATCCTTGAGGCGATGACCCGATGGAGGAAAGCGAATAAAGCGAGGCAGACTTATATATCTATGATCCTTCGAGTCCGTCCCGATCATCGAGTTTCCACCCGTCTGAAATACTGCGGTGCTCCGCATACCGGTCGATGGAGTGGAGCGGGTGGATTAAACTTTCAGGGCATTCCTCGGGACGAGGTGGAAGGTACATCGGCTAAGAAATGTCTGACACCTGGTAAGGGTAGGGTAATGGTCTCTGCGGATCTCTCGCAAATCGAGCCGCGCGTTTTAGCGTACTTATGCGGGGACTTTGATTTCTTAGGTTTGGTCAGAGGCGGGATTGATCTTTACGAAGCTCATGGCCGAGCGACTGGACTCTATAACGAGGATGAGCCGATGAAGGATTTAGCCCCCGAACTTCGACATCTCTGTAAAGCCCGTGTTCTCGGATTGGGCTACGGATGCGGTCCGAAGAAATTTAGCCAAGTGGCACAGGCTTTGACCGGCGGAAAGCTAAATATGACCGATGCTGAGTCCCGAAAACAGGTCAAAGATTTTAGGAATCAGAACCCCAAGATTGTCGAGCTATGGAAAAAGTGCGAGGACCACATCCGAGAGGAAGCCAAGCAGACTCCCGAGTGTGCGATTATGAACATGAGATCAGGGAATCTGATCCGATATTTCAATGTAAATGATAACGGCCGAGAGTTGACCGGTCAGAAGGTACGAGGGCAAGGGTCGATGAAATTATATGGCGGACTCCTCGTTGAAAACTTAGTCCAAGCAACTGCTCGGGATATCATGGCCGACTCACTCCTTAAGATTGAGGCCGCTGGTCTGCCCGTTGTCCTTCATGTGCATGATTCCGTAACTGTTGAAGTTGCCGAATCGGAGGGACAGGCGGCACTCGATTTAATGATTCAACTACTAACCGAAGAACCTCTCTATATGCCAGGTTTACCATTGGCGGCGGAGGGGGAAATTAAAACGCATTACTGATGAAACTCCTCCGCTCCATCGGTCTAATCGGATTATTCATCACCGCAGTCCTCGGATTAGCCTACATCGTGGCCGCATTCATTTTAACAATAATAACATCACTATTCATCACTACATGAACCACAAAATTATCGGACTAACAGGTCCAAAGGCGGTAGGAAAATCGACCTTTGCCAAATCAATCGAGGGAGCGGTAATACTTTCCTTCGCCACTCCTATAAAAGAAATGCTCAAGGTGATATTGCCGGGGGAAAAGTATCTCCACTTTAAGGAAGAACCCATTCCCAACTTTCCCGACAATATTAATACCAGGCAGTTATTACAAAGCCTCGGGACGGAGTGGGGAAGGGAAGGGGTTTATCCGAATATATGGATCGATTTGGCCTATAAGGCGGCTCTCCCCTACATCGGGAATAAAACCATCGTCTTTGATGATATCCGCTTTCCTAACGAAGCTTGGGCGATTCGTAGGTGGGGCAATACCCATGAGGTACTGTCTGAAATAGTCCACATCTCTCGTAAAGGATATGAACCGGATGAAAACGATCACCATGTCTCAGAGGCGGGACTACCTAAAGGGATGATCGATCAATGGGTGTCGGTGGGTGAGGATGGGAAAAGCTAAAAATATAGCCAAGCAAATGGCCACCGAAGCGAAGCTTAAAAATATGCTTCTCAAAGTACCCGAGGATCATGCTGGATTCTCCCAAAGGGAACTGGCGGATAAAACAGGGATACCCAGGCGGACTATTCGGAAGATTGAGGCCGAGGCGATTACGAAGATTACCGATTATATCCAGCAATTTATTAGGGAAGAGGGTTCCGACTAATGGCAATCCTATCAGCAGATATGGCGGGGTTCTTTGACCGACTCCCGACAGGAGACTTTGGCCATCATACCTTTATTGCCCGACTTACCCTCCGTGCCGCCATGCATCAATCCGACTTTGAGAAGGCTCACGAATATTGTGTGGCCGTGGCATCCGAATTTACCCGCCGACCACTCCAACCAAACGAGATCCGTAATGCTCTGACCGGTGCATATCAAATCCTTTCAGGTGAGAAGATTATCAGTCCCACCAAGAAAGTATCTATTGATACCGGAATATCATCTAATGCAAAAGGGAAACCCGAGGATCTCGAAATGCTTCAACTCCGCTCCTCCGCCATTCCTTTGAATGCCGAGGAGGCTGTTTCCAAGCTGTTCAAGTCTGACCAATGGATAAACATCCAGGCAGACAAATATAATACCATGATCAAGTCAGCGGGCGATTGGGGGATATCTCAAGGGGTAGGGCAGATGGAATTTATTTCTTACAATCCATTCAAGGATATCGGTCCTCGGCAAAAAGAGAATGCCGGTGAGCGAATGTACCTAGTCCATGAAATCGATGATCCTACCTGGACAAAGGCTGATCAGATAGGACCAGCACTAGCACTCGAAACAATCTGCCCACTCAAGATGATAGTCGATAGTGGCGGTCAGAGTCTTCACTGCTGGTACGATTGGATACCTGGTAAGGCCGAGCAGTTTAAACATATGTCGATGAAGCTCGGAGCCGATCCATCGATTTATAATTCACCCCTCGGTTTAGTCCGACTGCCTTGGGGGACGAGAAAGCCGAAGACTGAGAAGGGCGAGAAGTATTCCGCCATTCAGCCCATTCTGTTTTGGCGGGAATGATTAATACTCTACTCAAAGCACAGCTTGTCCGAAGGTTTATAAGACTCGGAATTAAGCCCGTTAAAGCAATGCATATGGCCGACCGGTTAGCCGAAGGGGATGCTATTGTGCTTGTCAGAAATCACATAAATTTAAAGCCCCAAATAATTTTAACATTAATCAAAAATAACATAAAAGACAATGAGACCTGAAAATGACCCATATCACAAAGCACAGCTTAAAGCGGTAGAACTGGAATATATGCTCGACTCCCCAACTGTCACCAATATGCCAAACCGATCCATTGAGGTGAGGAATGACGATCCAAAACCACTCCCCGATATCATGTCATTCGGTCAGTGCATGGAGTTCGCCACAAACCCCGCCAATGAGCTAGAGGAGATTATCGAGGGATGTCTGCATGAGGGATGCAAGATGATTATCTCGGGGTCCTCGAAAGCCGGTAAGACTTGGTCACTCATTAACTTGGCCATCGCCGCATCCAATGGGATGCCGTGGCTGGGGATGCCGGTTAAGCAGAGTAAGGTATTGTATCTAGACTTCGAGCTAAAGAAATACTTCGGTACAGACAGGATAAAGCGAGTAGCCAAGGCGATGTTTAAGGGAGAGATTAAGCCCAACCATCACCTCGACTATTGGCCACTTCGCGGTCACCGAACAGAATTGTTGGATCTCCTAACCAAGATCCGAGTGGAAAAGAGGAACTACGACCTAATTATCCTCGATCCATACTACAAGCTGGCCACCGGTATAGACGAAAACGATGCCAAGGCAGTAGGCGAAATTGTAAACCTAATCGAGGATTTCTCCGAGGAAACCGGTGCCGCCATAGTTTTTGCCCACCACTTCTCAAAAGGAAATAAGTCAGAAACCGACCATATCGACCGAGCGAGTGGTTCAGGGGTATTCGCAAGAGATCCCGATGCTATCCTCACCCTCACCTCCCACGAAGAAGAGGAACACCTAGTCCTCGAAACAACCTCCCGAAACTGTCCATTCTCACCTCCAAAGGTCCTCGAATTCTCCTCAGAAACCTTCCCCCTCTTCCAACATAAGCCCGAACTTGAGGCCAAGTTTAGAAAGCCAGGTCAAGCATCATCAACCCAAAAAAAGATTAATGAGGCCTTATCCGATAAGTTCCTAGAGCTGTTAAAAGATAAGCCGATTATCGGAAGAGAGCGAGCAATTGCCCTCCTGAAAGAGCAAACAAATAATCGAATAGATAAACACATTTTTGCCAAGATTCTGTCCGAAATTAAGGACAAAATTGACATCGAAAAGGGCGGTCCGAGCAATCAAACTACCTACTCTTTGCGATTAAATCTAAAAGGTGAATAGGTCAACGATTTAGCTGAATCAATAATAGTGAGCCGAACCCTATATATATATATATATATAATATTAATTTCGGCCCACTCTCCAACATGAAAAAATACAGGCTGTTAGTAGTCCTCCTTCGGACTAATGCTTTGGCCCGTAAGCCGGCCCAAAAGCTAAAGCTTACGCACCAGTCCGCCAACCGCTTTAGGCGGCCGTACCAGGTGGACTACATTGCCAGCCTACAAGCTCACTCGAAAAGAGGATTAAAACAGATCCACTCGCCTAACCAACCACTCGCTCAAAATGTTATCCCCGTAAGTAGGTACGAAAGTATCCCACTCGCAATCACAGCAAATCGGGCATTCCAAGGAATGGCGGGATTGGCGGTCTTATACCCTAGCGTGGTAGATTATATAGGTTGGAGGGTAAAAACGCTCTCAGCGTCCTGTATGGGGCTTTAAGAGGCTATTCTGTCTTACTACCTTCAGCCCACTCGTCAATGATTTGTCCGGCAGATAATTTCTTCTGCTCAGAGATATGCTTAATCTGATCCCTGGTAGCTGGATCAACCATGCAATGAAATTGAACTCGTTTAACTCCTTTGCGGTTCGGAGGTCGGCCGGTTTGGTTTGGGCGTTTTCCACCCCATTGTTTTTTATCGGTCATGCGGCATCCTTATACTTTTCTTGCCATGCTCGTAAAGTTTTAAGCATTCGGTTGGTTTTATTTTTCCGATGCTGGTCCCTTGGAACTCGCTCACCGGTTTCCATATTCCAAACAACTCCATCAATCTTTTTCTCCCAAGGAGATTCTTTCATCCATCTAATAAGAGGCATATGGCCTTTCCTGTGGCTAACCCCATCAATGTCCCAATTATCTGCTAGAAGGCTACTGCAAGCCTCATAGGGCTTTGTGTAGGTAAATACGACCTTAGCCCCCATGCAGAAACAGGCCGTCGATGCTTTACCGAGTAAAAAGGATGCCAGGTTCTTAGTTCCATCGGTGCAGACTCTTCGGATCTCCATGTGGTCATGCCGGTTAGCCCAAGAACTGGAGCAGTTATCGACTGTGGCTATACCTTTGATACCTAATTCGGTTTTTACTCCGATGCTGAACCGATGTCGCTTTAAAGGTTTGGAGTGCCGATGATGCTCGGCCACAAATGCCTGGGCTTCAGCGAGCTTGAGGGGAACAAATGAGTGGTTAAAGTTCATTTTCAATATCCTTTTCGGTATGAAAGCAAGTACAAGCCTCTGTGTCATCGATATGACAGACTAGTTGGCAGATCGGACAGGTGTAATAATTATCATCGTTCATTTCTTTACCTTTTTAACTTTCTTCTGCTTCACAACCTTCTCAAATGTACCATCGAGAAGTGCGGTGAATAGGTTAACATTAAGCTGATAGTCTTTAGATGTGGATTTGCTCATGTGGTTGGTCTCCTTATGCTTTTAGTTCTTTAGATTTTATAGTTCGTATGCCATCCGAATCCTTGCCGATATACTCGTATCGAACTGAGGTGAATTTACCCTCCCTCAATAATCGTTTTGCAACGATTTTAGCCTCTGCTCTCCGTGACCATCCACCATTATAAAGATTTATTTCACCTTTTGAATTAATGATTTCGCTATTCTCATCTTGGAAGCACCACACATTTCTTTTTGCGGTGTCGTGGAATTTTCTGATAGTTATGTTCATGTGGTTGGTCTCCTTAGTTTTTGTGAAATTTAAAAATGCAAGTGTTCTTAGAAAGTAAACTAGACTTAATAGTATTTTCAGTTTTTTTAAGGGTGTAGTAATGTGGTTTAAGGAAATCTTTTCTGTTTACCCAAAACTTAGTATTAGCACCTCTCAACTTCGTGTATTCTCTAGCTTCCTTTTTATTAAATTCTTTCATGTGGTTGGTCTCCTTAGTTGGTTGGTTTACCACTCGTGATCGCAATCGAGTGAGTTGTTATCGTCAGTCGAGGCAAAGAAATAAAATGAAACTCCATCTCGATTTTCTTCCAATGCCCATCCTGTGCCCGTGCAAAATGCTTCAAGAACTTCTCGGTAAGTTGGAAACTTATCAAAAGAGTATGAAAACTCATCTGAGTCATTAATTCCATTAACTTCGTCAGTGACTCCATATTGGATGGTAAGTGAAATTTGTGTAGCATTGTTGTCCATACCTTTAACCTAGCTTACCTGTACATAAAAGCAAGATATATTTTACATTTATTTTTAATAATGTTGTAAGTGGCTAATAATTAACGAGCTAGGAAACGAAAAAAATTACGATTCAACATCAGTAACCTCAGCCTCAACTACTTTTTCATCCTTCAGGTTCGCCAGCTCGGCTCGGATCTCATCGAGGCTCAGAGATTTCTTTACTTCGATAGTCTGAGTAGGTTCACCTTCATATTGGCGATGCTTGTCGATTAGGATGCCGGTAGCGATGGGTAAGACTCCGTTCGGTATTTCATCGTTGTCCAGCTTCTCAATCATCTTTTCAACGGCAAGCTGTGAAGCATGGCCGATCAAACCTCTCATTACTTTCTTCGATGCATCAATCACCTCTTTCTCTCGGGACCGAACTACAGCGATAGTGTTGTGGGATACCTTCAGTTCTTTCTTGATCCGGCTTACCGGTATTCCATCCGTAAGCATTTGCACTACCTTTGCATAGTCACCTGGTCTCTTATCGAATAGCCCTTGAGCGGTGTAGACCGAGGGACAAGACTCCTCGACTGTCAGGTTCGCCGGAAGGTTATCAGCTTCAATCGTTATCCTCTTTTTTTCGGTAGGCATTTCTATCGGTGCAAGCAATTGATAATGAATTATCAATAAGCATTTTGGCAAGGACAATTAGACATAATCATTATTCTACGAAATTGGTGTAAATATTAAACCACTGATTAATAGTGCTTTATGTAAATGCTCTAGGATTGTGCAAGTTGTGTAATTTAATCGGTTAACCCCAACAGGGGGGGAGGGGGGTCGGATTTGGCGGCCCGCCGGTCACCGAGACCGATTGTAGCCCATAAAAAAATTTCCACCAATTGCGTACCACTCGCCCTCCAGTCTGCTAAAATCGAACTATGCCACTTTCTTGGACACCGCACCCCGCTCTCCCGCCTCTGACAAAATCGGAGATGCTGTCCATGTCCCCCGAATCAATCCTCGCATACTGGGAGAAAAGAGAGGAAGCGATCAAGCTCGAAAAGGAAGATCCATATCGGCACGGCTTTGAACTGGATACTTGGAAATTAGCGGATGAGCAGTTAAAGACTCACTCCGAGATCCTCGTTATGGGAGGCAACCGAGCTGGCAAATCGGAATGGGCGGCCAAGCGGGTGGTCCAGTCACTCGTTGAAAACCCCGGCACGATCATATGGTGCTTAACGGAAACCTCGGCCAACAGCATACAATTTCAGCAGAAACTAATATTTAAGTATTTACCTAAAGAATTTAAATCCTTGGGTAGAGGAAAAATCGGGTATGTCATGTACAGCCTTCGTAATGGATTTACCGCCTCAAAGTTTACTTTGCCTAACCGCTCTGAATGTATTTTCAGATTTTGGCAACAGGACATTTCGACCATAGAAGGAGGAGAAATCGGATCTCCGCAACCCCCTGTCAATCAGACACATAACATCGGATTTTGGGCGGACGAATTGGTGCCAATGAGTTGGGTAAATACACTTCGCTACCGCAATATTACCCGATCTCATGCGAGCAATTATGATGGAGTTGTTAGGCCAGCAACCGGCATAATATCCTTCACCGCCGTTGACGGATGGAACTCGGTCGTAAAGAGTATGCTCACAGGAGCAAGAACAGTCGAATCGGCAAAAGCGGATCTCCTGGACGGCGAAGAAGTCCCCCTCGTCCAGCAACCCATCCGCAAAGCCAGTTCTGTGGTATATTTTCATACGGCGGCGAACCCCTTTGGAGGTTGGGCGGCGATGAAGAATCAATTGGAGGGAGAGAAGAGGGAAACGATTCTCTGTCGGGCCTATGGAGTCCCTGTGAGGCAGTCTAGGGCCATTTTCCCGTCGCTCTCGGACCGCAACTTCGTATCCCCTGAAAATCTCCCCGATTTCTCGGAAGCCAATTGGGTATTATCCATCGATCCGGCGGGAGCAAAGCCGTGGACAATGGTCCTCTTTGCAATCGATCCTCACGGGGTAGCCTGGGCAGTTAAGGAATTTCCTGACTTCGACACCTGGGGAGGGTGGATTGACTTAACCAAGGACAAATTATCCGCCGGCGAGGCCGCCCAACCAAACGGGTACGGATTAAAGGATTATGCCGATGAAATCAGACGAATGGAGAAGATATGCGGGGATAAGGAGGTCATCCGCATAATCGACCCGAGGTTGGGAGCGGCGAGTTATCAGAAAGCGGAAGGATCTTCCAACATAATCGATGATTTAGCGGATGAAGATATCATCGTTCAACCGGCGGAAGCACTCGACATCGAAACCGGTCTTCAGGCAATCAATAATTTACTCGCATGGGATCGGGATAAACCGATGGATTTGGATAATAAGCCTAAATTGATGTTCAGCGATGAATGTCAAAATCTAATAAGTTGTATGCAAGCATATCAGCCTGGAGATTTGAAGAATCCGAGTAAGGATTTTGTCGATTTAGCCAGGTATTTTTCCATTGGAAATTTCGAGTATTTTGACGAGGACGAATTAATCGCAACAGGCGGAGGAGGATATTAATTATGGGAAAAGTTAAGAAGTGGACTAAAATGCAGAGGGACCAGGTGGTAGTTTTGCGAAAGACTGGAATGAGTTGGCCGAAGATTAGTAAGCAATTAGGCATCCCTCGTTCGACCTGTCGGGGGATATGGGTTGAGGATTCGGATGGTGAAGTGGCTTTACCCGCTCCACCGGCAAAACAGATAGAAAAGGCGAGGGTGCTTAAACTCGTCCCCAATCCCCGCCTTATGCTTATCCATTTTGATGATCGGGAAGGCATTGCTAGGTGCGTTAAGCGGCCCGAGGCCAATCACCCTCCCAAATCGGAAGTTTATGTCAAGCGAGTCGAAGGAGACGATGATCTGTATCGAATCGCATGATCAGACGGACAAGCGGATTGATGCCATGTTACAGGAAATGGTGGTGGAGGAGGGCTTGGCGGCATTTGAGGCTGGGCGTGAGCCGAACAATTTCACGCTGAAGGAGATTAGCGAATTTATTGGAGTGCCACTTGTAACTATCCATCGGGTAGAAAAAGAGGCACTGAAAAAACTTAAAAAAATAATGTTAGAATGTGGGGTTGAAAATGGAAATACAGGAATTTAGCGAAAAAGGGCCGGATGTAGATGCCATAAAAAAGGAGTTTGAAGATGCGAAAGCGGATCTCTCCTTTTGGATGGATAAAGCGGAACAGGGTAGGGAGTGTCGATTTAACGAATGGGCGGGTAAGGATGAAAGCGGAAAGAAGAACGGACCGGAAGCATTTCCTTGGGACGGAGCCAGTGATCTTGAGCCAAACTTGGTTAACCCATTGATCGATGGAGATGTAGCCCTCCTTTCTCAATCGCTTAGTCAGGCCAACCTCGTAGCCGCTCCCGTAGAGAGTTCCGACATTGGCAGTGCCAAGATGGTAAGCGAGTTTTTGAAATGGCGGATGAACTCAATGACGGAAATCCCGAGGGAGGCCGCTATTGGAGCGAACTATTTATTACAGAATGGAATCACCTTTTTCGGAACATATTGGAAAAGGGAAACCACTCGAGTATTTAAGGATATATCACTCGAAGAGATTGCCCAAATGAGTCCCGAACTGGCAATGGCGATCCAAGATCCCGAGATGAAAGAGGGAGTCGAGGAGATGTTATTCCCGCTATTCCCGAACCTTAAAAAGCGAAGAGTTCGGAAGATGATAAATGAACTTCGGAGCAAAGGAGTTTCCAAAGTCCCGACTGAGAAAGCTGTTGTAAATCGTCCGGCCATTAAGGCTTATGAATTAGGACGGGAAATAATCATCGATTCCAATGTAATTGATTTAGAGTCTGCTAGGTCAATTCATTGCATCCATTATTACAGCCCCGAAGCCCTCATGCAGAAGGTCAATGAGGGATGGGATAAGAAGTGGATCGAAGAAGTCCTCGAAAACTCGAAAGGTTTTTATGCGGATGAGAGTTACAGTTCTGATTTAATGTCCTACGATACCGGCAATTTTTACGGCACACAGGATTACGAAGGCATGGTTCGAGTAATTACAACTTATCGTAAGGAATTGGATGAAGACGATGTACCTATTTGCACGATTACCTGTTGGGCAGATGAGGCGGAAGGGCATGGATTTCATAGTCCGATGGAATACGATGAAGGTCGTTATCCATTTGTCTGTATTACTCGTGAGAACTTAAATCACCGCCTACTTGATTCCCGAGGATATCCCGAGCTTTTAAAGTCTTACCAACAGGCCGTGAAAACAGAACTCGATAGTCGGCGTGACCGTGCCTCAATGAGCACAATGCCAGCCGCAGAATATGTCGTTGGCCGTAAGCCCGAACGGATCGGGCCGGGTGCGCAGATTCCAGTTCGCAGAAGGGGAGAGTTTGGATTCGTTGAGATCCCCCGCTACTCCCCCGCCTCGATGGAGGTGGAGATGCAGTTAAGACAACTCGCCAACAAGATAACCGGTCGAGCAACATCAGCCGAAGACGCAGTTGAGGCAAACAGCATCAGACAGCACTTGGTCAATCAGTGGCTTAATGGGTTTAAACAGATTTTAAATCGGGTATGGTGTCTAGACAGGACTTATGGCGGACCACAGATATGGTTCAGAGTCACCAATAATGAACAGGGTGCAATGCTCATGCTGGATGAAACTGCCGAGGTTTATGATTTTAATATTACATGGAACAGCATGAACCAGGACGAAGAGAAGGTTCTTCAGAAATTGGATACAGTTGGTAAATTAATGTCTCAGTATGACCGATCTGGGCAAGCCCGTTTCGATGTATACCTTCGTAAAGTGCTAGAGGCTATTGATCCTAATCTTGCCGGTCAATTAATCGCACCAGTTGAAGAGGCAACTGACAAGGAGATCCAAGAAACTTCAGCCGACATTGCCAAGATTTCATCGGGACAAGTGGTCAATGTACCTCAACAAGGTGTAAATTCTCAACTTCGTCTACAAAAGCTTCGAGAGTTCCTTGAAGGTACTCCCGAAATACCGGCTCAAGATGTTCAACAGCGTATGCAAGAGGACGAGAACTTTGCCAAGAGGCTTCAGACATATGCTGGGCAACTCGAAATGATGCAAATGCAACAAAAGAACGCACTAATTGGCCAACTCGGTACAGCTCCCGGCAATGTACCTGGCACATCAGTAGCCGCTTAATTAAAAGGAAATATATTATGGCATACGGAAAAGGAACATACGGATCGAAGGTCGGAAGGCCGTCTAAAAAAGCTAAAGCAATGGGTCGGAAGAAAATGTCTCCCGCTAAGAAAAAAATGCTCAAGAAGAAAAAGTGAGTAAGGTTTACCGAGGGATTACTTTCGCCGGATATTCAAAACCGAAGCGGACCCCAAACCATCCGACTAAATCTCATGTGGTTTTAGTTAAAGACGATGGAAAGGATAAAATGATTCGTTTCGGCCAACAAGGTGCGAAGACTGCGGGCAAGCCGAAGAAAGGTGAGAGTTCGGCAATGAAGAAAAAGCGGGCAAGTTTCAAAGCTCGTCATGGGAAGAATATTGCCAAGGGAAAAACATCAGCGGCCTACTGGGCTAATAAAGTAAAATGGTAGCAAAAAAGAAAAGACCGACACCGACAAACAGCACACTTTACTCTCGGGTGAAGTCCGAAGCCAAACGGAAGTTTGATGTTTACCCATCAGCTTATGCGAATGCATGGTTGGTAAAGACTTACAAGAAAAGAGGCGGTAAATATAAATGAGTCTCAAAGACTGGTTCAACGAGGAGTGGGTGGACATCGGCCGAAAGAAAAAGGGCGGTGGGCATCCAAGCTGTGGGCGGAAGAAAGCCAGCACAAAGAAAAAGGGCTATCCGAAATGCGTACCCAAAGCCAAGGCGGCCACAATGACCAAAGCACAAAAAGCATCAGCTATCCGCCGAAAGAGATCCAAGGCTCAGGGGGTTGGCGGTAAACCAACTAATGTAAAAACCATCGTAAGAAAGAAAAAGAAAAAATGACACTAGGAGATGCAATAAATGGCCTTGGTGAACAAACCGAATGGCTCGTAATAAAAGATTTTATTAAAGAACAGCGGGATATGTGCCTGGTCGATTTTCAGGACTACACTCATGTCGATAATCCGCAAAAACTCGCCCGACTAAGTGGTGAAATTGCTGGGTTATCCCGAATAATTGAAAGCTTGGAAAATGCCGAAACTGACACCCCACCAGCAGTTTAAAAACGAACATCGGGCATTGCTGAATCGCTGGCTCGAAGAGAGCGACATCGAGGACACCGACATGGCGAAGATCGTTTTGTCGGACATAGAGGAATGGATGGATGAAGAGGTGGTCGACTTTGAATGCGACATAAGCCTCGATGATGACGAAGAACACGAAGCGTAAAGGTTATATTTACGAGCAGACTTTTTTCACTGAAGCCTTAAAGAACGGCTTAGAAGTTTTCATACCCCTCGGAGATTATTTACCGGTTGACTGCATCATCGTAAATTCGGCGGGTAAAAAATTTAATGTTCAAATCAAAGGGTCTGAAAAGTCGAGTATTTCGGAGAGAAAAAACGGATGCCAAAGATATAAATTTTCCACCACCACTGGACGGACAGTGAAACAAGCCCTAGACTGCACGAAAGTCGATATAGTGGCTATATTTTGTGCCGACATTAACACCTGGTATTTAGTTCCATGCATGGCGATTGATGGAGCGTTGACTGTTGCGGTGTATCCGCACAACCCCAATTCCAAAGCCAAGCACGAAAAATATCGGGAGAATTGGGACATATTTAAAACTCCCTGAAAATTTTATCCGCCCCCCTGTCATAATTGGAAATGGCGAACCATTTCGGTCCGCAGAAAACGCAAGAGTGCGAACTTTCCAAACGCAGAGAAAATATGGCAGATACAGAATTAAGCGAGGCTCCGGCTGAATCCACGGGAGCAGAAACAAACACGCAAAGCATTACGACCCTTGAGGAGTTAACGGCATCGTTCGTTGACAAAGTTGAGGAGAGTGAAGCGAAAGAGGAATCTGAAGCGGAAGCTGGTCCCGAGACAACAACCGCAGACGCAGAAACCGACCAGGATCAAGATGTTCTTTTACAGTCAACCGAATCTGAGGAATCAGAGGAGGAGGAAACGGAAGAGATAGCCGAAGAGGAGGAGTCAGAATCGGAAGAAGCTGAACCGCCCAAAGCTGTCGGTAAACTGCTCAAACAGGTTAATAAACTGACCGCCCGAGCCAAGTCAGCCGAAGAAACAGCCGAAGCATTACAAGCCCAAATCGAATCATTAAAGACTAATCCGCAGAAGCAATCGGAATCCAGTCAGCCCGCTTTGGAAGAAGTCCAGGACTTTCAGTCATTGGAAACTCTTCGGAAGGAAGCTTTAGCCGCCAAGAAATGGGCTTTACAGCACATTGGGAAAGATTATGTCGAAGCCGATGGGAAAGAATTTGCTGATGAAGATATCAGAAATATTCTCACTCAGGCAGAAGATTATCTAACGGAGAAAATCCCCGAAAGGGCGCAATATCTCCAGTCAGCGGCTCAATGGCAACAAGATACGATCAACACTCATCCGTGGATTTCAGAAACAGTTGATACCGACATCGCCGAAGAACGGAGATCCGTTTTAGGTCAGATCAAAAGTCAGTATGCAGACATTCTCAAATCCTTACCTAATGGCGATTTCGTTGCCGCAACACTCGTTCGAGGAGTTGAAGCAATTAAGCAAGACCAGGCGGCCAAGACGGCCAAGCCGAAAGCCAAAAGGGTAGCCAAAGCACCTCCTTCATCGATGGGTGACTCATCCCCACCGGTACAAACCTCGGCCACTCGAAAGACTGCAAATAAACAGAAGATTTTGGAGCGTAAAAATCTCTCGGTCAACGATCTCGCCGCATTTCTTGCGGACTAAAAAAATTTAAAAATCTTAAAACAAGGAATTACTAAAATGTCTCTCGCAACTTCATATAATGTGACCGCCGACAAAGGCGCACAAACCAATCTGGAAAATGTTCTCCGCACTGTGGAGCCCACCGAAACGCCCCTATTTTCTACGCTTTCACAGTCTGCCGCACCCAAGGCAACTTTGAATGAGTGGTTAGTCGATAGCCTCGCAAGCCCCGAGATCGGAGGAACAATCGATGGTGTTGATTTAACACTTTCGGCTGGTGGATCAAACTTTCAAAACTTAATTGACTCAAGAGCTAGACTCGGGAATAGGGTACAGACAATCCGCGATGCGTTTGCAACCAGTCGGCAGTCAGAAATGGTAGATGTCGCTCCTGGTGGATCACTCTTCGCCGCTTCCAAAGCAAAAAGTCTTTTGCAGTTAAAGCGTTCAATCGAGACAGCAATCGGATCGGGTAATGATCAGAATGTTGGTTCAAGTTCTGCCGCGGCGAAGCTCTGTGGGCTCGGGATTTGGAGTGATCCGAGTGCGACCGGAAATACTTTCGATACAGGTGCTAAACAAGCATTTCGTGCAGTAAGTGGTTCTCGCGTAAGTCTTGCATCCCTAACTGAATCTGCTTTTCGTGGGCTTCTTCAAGCTGTTTACACTGCTTCCGGTTCTAAAGGAAATCTGAACCTTTTTGCTGGCCCAGCCGTGATGAATCAGATAACAGATTATACCCGTTCAACAACAGCAAACGGAAACTTTAGTTTCGACCAGGATGTTAGCGGTAAGGTCTTAGTTCGTTCAATTCTGACTTACATTTCCGATTACGGACAAATTAATATCATCCCTGATTTATTTTTGGGTCGTGTGGATGGCGCTGCAAGTGGAACTGACACCGTTGAGGGTACAGTAAACACAGATCGTGGATACATCCTCCCAAGTGATGACACGGTTTCCTTGAAGTTCCTTGAAGGTATCACAGTTCAGGATCTCCCTGATAACGGTGCTGGGAAACGGGCCTTCTCTGAAGCGATGTTGACTTTGAGGGTGGGAAATCCACGCGCACTTGGCTCAATAGTTTAGGTTTAAGTTGGTTTATTAGTGTTATTTGGGGAGGCCGGTTGGATAGTGGCCGGCCTCCCTTTTCTTTTTAAAATATGAGTTTAAACATCATAGTAAAAGGCGGGAAGAGAAGTGGTGGAATGTCGGGCGAAGAGATGGCCCACTACTTATCGAAAAAAGTTGAACGGGATGCCGAGCGGGAAAAAGCTGGGTATGGTAAGCGAGCAATCGCCGCCCGAAAGAATGCCGAGAAACTTGGGGGAGGGAAAGACTTTCGCTTAGTTTCTGCAATCGATGCGACTACCTTTTTGAGACATGAGATTCAATCACCTGGCTCGATGTCTGATTCAGAATATCGCCGGGACTTCGCAAAAGCCAATCCTGAAACGGTAATCGGAAGCTAGATGCGGACCATAACCTACACTGAATTAAAGAATCGATTCACCTCGGCCATCGGGGTGGATACTTTATTATCGGTAGAAGAAACAGCATTCAAAAACTCGTTAAACGACCGAGTTAAGGGAGCATGGACCCGCGCACAATGGCCCGAGCTAATGACAGTAGTGGAGAAGACTGTTGCCGCCGTTACCTCGCCAATCGTGGCAGACAAAGCCGTGCAAATCGACAACGATGCAAATCTAATGGATGTATTTTCGGTCTTCGATAAGAATCCATTATCAGACAGGACAGCATTCAAGTTGGATTACAATTTAATCAATGGGTACTTAGTTTTACCCGCCAATTCGTCCCAATCTTCAGTGTTCGTAATGGGAAACCAGGTAACTCCCTCAAGCTATGGAGAGACGGGAGATCCCGACCTCCCAAGATTCTTGGAGAGGTATTTACTTTTAGCCACAATTGCAGACTGGTACAAATCAGACGGCCAGTTGGAAAAGGCGATCCAACAGGAACAAATGGCAGAAGAAACCCTTGCACTCGAAATAGACCGAGTCGAGAGGCTGGAGGGGATGAATAAAATATCGGTCAATACATATCCGAGCTATTCGTTCGGAGTAAACATTTTAACTACTACATAATTATGGGACTAGGATCAGTAAATATCGGAAATGC